CTACTCCGGTGGGCCACCCCCTTCCTAGAAAGGGTAACAGAATACATCTGCTAATGGTTGATAAGACATCTACGTAGTCTAGGACATAGATGAATTCGCAAAGCGAGCAAGATCCTAGTAGAACTGAGGAAATTGCGTGACGGCGGTCCGTCTTCGTCAGAGTCATTTGAGTCGGTCTCTGAATCGACCTATTAACTAGTTCCTTGCAGAACAGTGCTCTTCTCATTCCCGAGTGCTTATCTTAACTAGACTTCTGTCAAGAATTGACTTTCTGATAACATGGGCTTCCTAGTCTGGCTATGATTATCTCATTTGCTCTGGAAGTCTTTTCTGTAATCTTGGGAATTTTTCCGTGATCTAGAGGAAGAGTCTCTAGACTTGCTCCTAGAGGATGAATGTCAGAAACGATCTGTTTTGGGGTATTTCATTTAATAAGCCTTGATCTATTCCAAAACTCTCTTTTAGTGTAGAGCCTCATGATCGATGCTTGCTATCTCTGGGTCTACTCCTATTATCATAGGTGGATTTTGCAATCCGTTCACATATTGAGTCACATTGTCATATGATTACTAGAGAGAGCTAAATAGCTCTTAGAACACAGGATCAGACTCTGAAGCTAAAGGCTTGAGATAAGGCTGCATACCTTACAAATAGTAAGTTAACGTTGTCTTATCATAATGTACGCTATCGTCCAATCTGAGAGATGTTAATACTCTAGTAGTAGGCATTTTAGCTTCTATCTCCAGTAAATCTCTAATCTTCGTGCCTCCAGCTTTAAAGTGCGTCTAGGAAACGTGATAAGCTTCATCTTTGAGCTCCTCTTTGCCTGATGGTATATCATCGGTCTAAAGCTTACGCAAGAAAGTATCTGAAGTGCGAGGCCAAAACGTATAGTTATATCAAAAACTTAGACAGATAGGATATGCTAAAACCGCTCCGTCAGTGATGCTCTAATAAGGTCTATCTAATATAATCCAAGCTACTTCCTCCGACAAGAATTAGGACATGCTAGCATCTTCGTCTTGGAAATACAAATTCGTGTTATTAATGGATATATTTAGATCTATAGATTCTTTAGTTTTCAAGTTGATTGTACCGCTGATCTTTATCAATTGATCCACCGTAAGGTTTGATGCATTAAACAAGGATCCCAATCTCATCTTACCTACATAAGCAATTCCACTCCTGTTAGCAGTGGGTCCGTTAAGTTTCACATTTAAATGGCTAGCCCAAATGAAACTATCGTTAGTAAAGGTGTTAGGATCTCCACCGTAGCAGTTGACATAAGACTAGGACAGAGTTGTGATAGCAGACAAATTGAGAGGGAATGTAGCAGCTTGATTAGCCTAAAAATTCTGTATACTGAAGCCTGAGAATCGAGTGGATGTCTCTGTGTGCGCTATCAATGGGCAATATAGAATCATAGTGTACTATCCAGCCCCCATCTAAATATTCTGGACGTTAGAACCTGTTAGAGCTCCTGATTTCTGTATGATTCCATCGTGAACGAAATGAGCTCACTTAATACCAGGATTAGCTCAAGCATATAAAAATTAAGAGTAAGGTGACAAATCTTTAAAATCTACAGCTTTCTTCTTTTGGTGATTGTTTCAGCCTGGCTTCTTTTTCTCTTCTTGGGGTGCAGGAGGATGGGTCTACTTTTGACGATTTCTTCTCCTTCTGTTTCTTTTCTTGCCCTGAGATGGAGGATTGGGGTTTGATTGTTGAACTTGATGTTAAGCAGCTTCTCGCTAAGGCGCTTACGTTACCTGCTTAACGGTGATTGTTTTCTCTTTTGAAAAACTCATTTAAGTATAATTATTATAGAATAGGTGGGATACGCCCACCGCGAACGCCAGAAATCACCAAGTTATTGTCCACGTGGATTTGGTGTAAGGCGGAGAGAGATAGTCTCAATTTTGAACACAGTTAGATGTCTAGATTGGAGATATGATTAAAAGATACTTTCTCATCCCAGTATCCTGTTTTAACGAAGTTTCGATAGTACTCCAGCAACTATGGATGAGAATTGTCTGGGAAATATTTCATTCTAGACTCTATTATGAAACTCAAGGATGGAAAAGGAAGCTCTGCTTAGAGTGATTCATAAATACATCTTAAATAGAGACCAGGATTATCTCAGAATAATTGATTTTAGCCTACATAGAACTATTTCTGAAGGACGAATTTGTTAGGGTCTCTAAATATGTACCATCCATCGTAGCTAGATCGGTTTCCTGCGTGTAAGCAAAACTTACTACAAAAATCTATATCCCACCACTCTCACACAGCATACTCTTTGATGACTTGACCTAAGCCGTAATTGAGTTCCACGTCTTTAGTCGTATATGCTAGAGACTTCATCTTGTTGACGAATAAATCAGCGACAGGTTTCTAGACCCATACCACTAAATCATCTCCTGCTGCTAGAATGTTGTGAGGTAACTACAGCTCGTAAAGAGCATATTTAGCATACATAATGCTTCTCAAAGTATTCCCTAACGTTGTCAAAGTTGGATGGCCTGAGAAAGTAGTTCCTTTCAATTTGAATAACTGATACTCATTACCCATCAACTCTCTGGGGACTTTACTGGCACAAGGAATACCAGGAGATGGTACATAGACGTCGAAAACTAGATTACAAGCGTTATCAACTATTAATTGACAGAGCTTATCAACATCAATGGAAAAATCTAGATTTTTCTAAATAACCTCTAGGTATTACTTAATCCTGGGTGAAAAACTCTTCCAGAAGTTTACATCAACCGCTTCCTACAACTTGTAGTGCTAGTTGCTATCAAAAGCTGATCCGTCCATACTCACTGAGGCATATTAATCAGGATCTTGCCCTAAGAGGTCCT